CGCAGAAAACAAAGCAGACGTTTATCAACGTCCTGGAAGGTAACGACCCCGTTACCGTGCTGCCAGACGGCACCGACCTTGAACAGCTGAACCTCTCACCACAGGAAGCCGAATTTATAGCAGCCCGGAAATACGGCGCTGAAGATATCGCCCGTATGTTTGGCGTGCCGGCGTACATGATCGGCGCAGACAGCAGCGGCATAAAATCATCCGTAGAACAGCAAGCGCAAGATTTCTATACACAAACCATCCTGCCAACCGTCACCATGATGGAACAGGAGCTGCGCCGGAAACTTACCACCGAGGCCGAGAAAGGCACCTACTATTTCAAGTTTGTATTTAACAGCCTGCTAAGGGCCGACGCAAAGAGCCGGGCCGAATACTACAACATGGGCATTCGCGGCGGCTGGCTCAGCCCCAACGAAGCCCGCAGCCTGGAAGACTTCAACCCCATGAGCGGCGGCGAAACGACCTACACAGAATCTAACCTTGTACCGTCCGACATGATGCGCCCCTGGATTCAATCGAAGATTGACGCAGCCCCGCAAGCCGAGGCGCAAACCAATAACCCCGACGGCAACAATTAAGACATGAGCAAACCAACTGAAACCAATATAGAGCGCCGCACATTTACCGGAACGGTAGAATTGCGAATGCAGGACGGCGCCGATTTCCCGACCGAGGTAACCGGCATTGCAGCTGTGGTAAACCAGCGCACGGACATCGGATGGTTTGAGGAAGAAATTGCGCCCGGCGCATTTGATGACGCCCTGGCCTTGAGCGACATCCGCGCCCTGTTCAACCACGACCCTAACCGCATCCTCGGACGCACCGCCGCCGGCACCGCGAAAGTATGGGTAAACGATGAAGGACACCTTGCCTACAGCTTCGTACCCGACCCGTCAAACCCTGAGCACGTTTCGGTTGTGCGTTCAATCCAGCGCGGCGACATCACCCAAAGCAGCTTCGCGTTTATCACAAACGGCGTGCAGTGGGTATGGTCGGACAAGTACGGGCAGGAAGGCACCCGCCGCATCCTGCGCATGAAGGAACTTTACGACGTTTCGCCGGTAACCTATCCGGCCTATTCCGGCACATCGGTAGGCAGCCGCGATGCTGAAGCTATCCGCCAGGAGCGCGACGCGATTATCGCAGAACGCGAAGCACTGACCGAAGCCGCCGCCGCTGAGCTGGCCAAACAACGCAACGCCCGCCGCGACCTTGCCGGCATCATTGCTAAAACTTTGTAAAAAACATTCAACAGAATAAACGATGAAACAATTGAAAGAAAAGCGGGAAGCACTGGCCGCATTGCGCGGTGAATTGCTGACCCTGTCTAAGGCCGAAAGCCTGACCGACGAACAGATCACCCGCATGGCGGAAATCAACAGCGACGTTGAAAAGCTGGCCGGCGAGATCGCAACCCTGGAAGCTACCCAGCGCAGCCTTGCCGCCGTACCTGTGGTACACACCACCGGCACCGGCGAAGCCCGCGAGCAGGACAAACTCAGCAAGCGCTTCAGCATGATTAAGACCATGACCGAGCTGAGCAGCCGCAGCGCGGTTTCAGGTCTGGAAAAGGAATTGGCCGACGAAGCACGCGAGCAGAATATGCGTGCCGGATTGACCGCCAGCACAACCGGCGTAACCCTGCCCGCGTGGCTGATCAATCGCCGCGCTGCCAAATCTGAAAAACGCGACATCACCGTAAGCGGTGGAAGCGGCATCACCGAAGGCGGCGGAAACGTTGCCACCAACGTGGGCGGCATCCTGAATGCGCTTGAGTCTTACATGATTCTCAGCCAGCTCGGCGTGCAGATGTTCGATGGCCTTGTCGGAAACCTCCGCTTCCCTGCAAACACTACCGCACCCGTGGCCACATGGGAGGGCGAAGTTGACGCAGCAGCTGAAAGCAGCCAGACATGGGCTAACCGTACCCTGAGCGCAAAGCGCCTCGGTGCCTTCATCGACGTGTCCGACCAGATCCTGCTTCAGTCAAGCAACCCGCTTGAAGCTTGGGTTATGGACTACCTGCTCCGCGCTGGTGCCACCAGCCTTGAGCGTGCTGCGATTAACGGCGGCGGTTCTAACGAGCCTACCGGCGTACACGCCGACGCGATGATCCGCCCCAAGCAGCCCAGCGGTGTTGAAGGCAACTTCATAGTAACTCAGGCCGGCGTATCGCCCCTCGGTTTCCCAGTGCTGGCAAGCACCAACGTACCCAGCACCTTGACCAAAGGCACCAGCTCCGACCTGAGCGCCCTGATTTTCGGCGACTTTTCGCAGCTTGCCCTCGGTAGCTGGGGTAACCCGATTCTCGAGATGGACCCTTATACTCAGAAGGTAAACGGCCTGAACCGCTTCCACTTCATCAATTTCGTTGATGCTCTGGTGCTTCAGCCGAAAGCCTTCGCGGTTTGTAAGGACATCGACGCTACCACCCCTGCCTAACCTCTCCTAACCCTCCAATAACCCCCGACACCGGCGCGGTGTGTGGTAGTCAGCCGCGCCTGTGTTTGGGAATCCCGGATAGGACTTGAATGCTCCATCCGGGAGCCAGCCGCAAGGCTTAATAATTACCCAAAATGCAGACCGTTAAAATCAAATGGACATCCAACCCGGCCGGCTTCATGTACGCCTATAGCATCGGCGATGTGTGCGACATGGAGCAGAAGAAGGCCGAGCTGCTGGCAAGCGTGGGAGCGATTGAAATAATCGAAGCCGCGCCCGAAACCGCCACCGCCAAACCAAAAGCCGAAACCGCCACCGCCAAACCAAAAGCCGAAACCGCCACCGCCAAACCAAAAGCCGAAACCGCCACCGCAAAGCCACAGCGCAAACGATAACCATGCACCGCCGCATCGTCAACACAATTCAGCCCGCGTCCGCTTACATCAGTTTGCAGGACTGCAAAGACCATCTGCGTTTAATCAACACAGACGAAGACGGCTATATTGCGGCTATTCTCGATGCGGCATTCGACGTGTGCGAAAATTATGTGGGTTATCCGATCCGGCTGACCAACGTACAATTCACGTCCTACACATGGATTAACGCCGACCTCGATTTCCCGGGCCGGTTCGTTTCCCTGGATTCCATCAAATACTACGCGGAAAATACCAACGCGCTGACCACCTTCGCAAGCTCCAACTACGCAAGCAAGGCGCATGAAACCGGGCTTGTGTTGCGATGGAACGACGAAACAACCCTGCCCAATACTTACGAAGACCGGATTGACGGCGTGCAATACAATACGCAGATGGGCTGGATTCCCGGCACCTTGCCAGGTGCTATCCGTGCCGCTGTGCTACTGAACCTGACCGACCTTTACGAAGAGCGGAAAAACGCCGTCATCGGTACAATCGAAACCACCCTCTCACGCGGCTCGGACTTTTTGTTAAACCCTTACAAATTGCAGCGCTTCGTATGAACCCGGGACGAATGGACAGACAGATAACCTTGCAGCGGTTTACCACCGCGCAAAACGCTATCGGCGAAGGGGTCAAGACGTGGACGACCTACGCTGACCGGGTGCCGACCACAATAAAACCTGAGCGTGCATCCGAGCGAGTAAACGGTGACAAGATGGAGGCCGAAAACAAAACAACCTTCATCATCCGTTGGATGTCCGGCGTTAACGCAGCCGACCGCCTGCAATACGAGGGCGTGATTTATGACATTAAGAACGTGCGCGAAGTGAACCGCCGCGCTTACCTTGAACTTGACGCGCTGAGACAGGTATGATTGATTTAAAAGTAGAGGGCACTCAAGTCATAGTGGACAAGCTGAAAGCGATTAAAGACCGCGCCGCCGATAAGGTAGTGGGGCGAATTGTGCGACAGGAGTCAAAGGTGATAGTAGCCAGCGCCCGCGCCCGCGTGCCGGTAGATTCCGGCTTGCTTCGCTCGCAGATCGGCTTCATCCGCAAGAATGACAGCCGTTTCCCGACTAAGGCGCTTATCGGTGTGAACTATCGCGGCGAAGGTAAAAAGCGCGGCACGTCCGCCTATTACGCGCACATCGTGGAATACGGCGGAAAATCCATCCGCCGCACGGCCCGGCCATTCATGGGGCCGGCATTCGAGATGCACCGCGCCCGTGTGTCTGCGAACATCATCAAGCGGGTGCGCGAAAAGTTAAACATTCAAGACAAAAAATAAACAGATATGGCAACGACCGGAATAGTTAACGGAACCCTTATCGGGTTGTACAAGGTGGCAGGCAGCCCTTCCACTTTCACCAAGATTGCAAACGGCCGCGCCGCTGGCGCCGACCTGTCAATCGACATGATTGAAATCACGACCAAAGACAGCAGCGGTTTCAAAGAATACGTTGCCGGCGAAAAAGGCGGCACGTTTCAATTTGAAGGATTGTTCGAATACGAAGCCTCGGTATCGTCTCAGGGCCTCAGCTTTGATGACCTGGTAACCGATGCGCTCGCAGGTACCGCGTTTACCATCCGCTGGTCAAGCCAAAGCACCGGCGACGACTACCTGGAAAGCTCCGTGCTGATCAGCAGCGTATCGGCAAGCGCCCCGCAAAACGAGAGCGCGACATTCAGCTGCACCATGCAGATGACCGGCACAATCACTCTTGGAAACGTATCCTAATACCTGACACATGACGCAGCTGACTATCGCAAACCAAGCCTATCCAATCGCCTACCCTGTGGCAGCGCTTACGCGGATATTGCGTACGATGAAAATCGACGCAACACAACTGAGCGAAAAAGCCACAAGCCAAAACCTCGCAGACATGGTGGAATTTACAGCCACCGTGGCATGGGCTGGGCTTGTGTCTGGCGCGGTCAAGTCCGGCAAGCCGAAACCGTTTGGCGATCCGGATGAACTGCTGGAGGCCATTGAAAGCCTGGAACAACTTGCACCCAGCCTGACCGCGTTTAGCGAGGCTTGGGCCAAGTTCACCGGGGCCGACGAGGCCAAAGAGCAGCCAGCCGACACGGCGGAAAGCGAGGCCACCTCACCGGGGGAGCTGTTGCCGCCAACGGTCTGACCGCGTGGGACATTGACCGGATCGCGTTCGGCGAATTAAACCTACGGCCGGCCGACATGGAGCAAGCCTGCCCGCAATGGTTCAGGCTGGCGTGGGATGGAAAGCGCAAGGCAACCGAGCGGGAGCAGCGCGATGCATGGAATAGAACCCGATGGCTGGCAGCAGCTATCTGGAACATCCACGCAAAGCACCCGGTCAAGCCTACTGACCTGCTTGAATGGCCGGAGGAAAGGCGGCAACGAATGAATGAGTTGAAACGAATACAGGAAAAGCTAAACACAGACAAGCGATTCCCGAAACAGATAAAACCGAAAACCGAACCCCATGAACAAAGCAGTAAAGGCGATTCATTACCTGATGGCCAACACGACCGGAATAACAGCGGAGATACCAGCCAATAAGGTATTCCCAGTCCGCGCCCCGCAATCCACAGCCTACCCGTATGTAGCCCACCAGCTCCTCAGCAACCGGCCAGAGCCGCAAAAGGACAGCGCATCGAATTTCGACTTCGCGCAGATTCAGCTTTCAATCTATGCGGAAACCGTAACCGAGGCACAGGAGATTGCGGAGGCCATCCGCACCGGGCTTGACAAACGGCAAGGCACATTTGACGGCGTATCTGTGGCCAACATCGAATACCTGGGCGAATCGCACCTGCCTGAAGACGGCGCCGGCAATGACCAGATTTACCTTGTGCAGATTGAATTCGAGGTGAATTACCACCGCTAATCGGACATGGCAGAACGCGGCGGAGTAGATAGCTTAAACATTGTCATCGGTGCCAATACAGAGGCGCTGAAGAAAGGTCTTGACGATGCAGTTAAGGCGTTTCAGGGTACGTCCCAAAGTTTAGAAAAGCAAGCCGCCAAAGCGCAGAAATCTATGGAGCGCCTGCTTAAGGGCGCTACCGATCCCGGCGCAAACCTTAAGCAGCAGAACCGCAACCTGACCAACCTCGCCGGCGCTTATATGCAGATGGGCGAGGCTGGCAGCGCCGGGTTTAAGAAGGTAACCGAGCAGGCCATAGCAGCCCGCCGCCAAATGGAAGACGTGAACGACGCTATCATGGCGGCGGATCTGGAAGGCAAGGCGAAGCTGGCCGCCCGTGGATTTAATGAAGCGACGCAAGCCGTGGCCGGAATGCAAGGCGCTATGCACCTGCTTGGTATGGATACCAAAAGCGCGGCGGAAGTCACGGCCACATTGCAAAGCCTTATGGCTGTAGGTCAGGGCGTGGAAGGAATAGTAGCATTAGAAGGAACTATTACGGCATTGATAGGGAAGATACAGGGCGCTACCGTTGCGCAGAAATTGTTTAACATTGCGTTAAGCCCTACCGGTTTAATAGGTATAGCGACTGCCGCAATAATAATTATTAGCAGCCTTGCTGACCAAATGAGCCGCACCGAAAAAGCGCAACGGGCGGTTAATAGCGTATTAAGGGAGGCCACAGGAAGCGTAGAAAAACAGCGTCTACAGGTTGAGTTTTACAAGGGTGTTATAAACGACACCACTAAGAGCGAAGACGAAAGGCTTGTGGCTTTGAACAAGCTTAAAGAAATTGTTCCAAGCCTTGCCGATAACGAAATCGGAAACGCAAATGCTCTGGCAAAAACAAATACAGAGCTAAACGACTACATACATAACGCTGTATTGCGTGCGCAGATTGATGCGCTTATCGCTAAACGTGCAGAGAACAATAACAAGATAGCGGATATAACCAGTGGTAAATTGTCCGATAACGCAAGCTTTGCTGACAAAGCCACCGCCGCGTTTAAGTCATTCGCAACCGGGACGAGCTACACAATGCAGCTCACGGCGGAAAGCGCCGATGGGTTAGGCCGGTCACTTAGCGACCTTACAACGGAAAACAATAAGCTTGACGAGCAGCTTAAATCGCTTGAAGGTCAGTATATTAAAACAGAGGTAGCCCAGTCTAAATACCAAGCACAATCACAAAAGAAAACCCCCGGTAAATCCAACGCCGGAATAGTACCCATACCAAAGCCGCAGGACATTGCCGAAATGACGCGGCAAAATATCGCGAAAGCGATGCTTGAGGTACAGGCCGCACCACCACCTACAGCCGCCGACCCGCTCACCATTATGGGTCTCGGCACGGTGAACTTCAAAGAAAACCTTCGCGCCAAAATCTACGAAGCATTCGACTACGCCCGCATGGGTGTATCTGAACGCGCCTTCCAAATCGCGACCGACATCGGCAACGCCCTCGACAGCGGCATTAAGTCAATGGCCGTCAATATGGCCGGGGCGCTGGGAGACCTTGCGATGAACATCGTAGCAGGCGCTGAAGACCCTTTGGCTAAGTTCGGCGACGCGCTCTTATCTACCCTCGCCGGGTTCATGCAGACCCTCGGCCAAGCTATGATGGCGGCGGGCCTTGCCTCGCAGAAATTCCAAGCCCTGCTATTCACACAGCCCGCCGGCGCGATTATCGCCGGTGCCGCGCTTATCGTTGCAGCGGGAGCGGTGAAGGGCATCATGCAGAAAGGTATTGAAGGCAGGCAATCCAAAGGCAACACAGCGCCTAACAACCAACCCGCTGGCATACGACCCTTCGCAGACGGCGGTATCATATCCGGCCCGACATTGGGCCTCATGGGCGAGTATCCCGGCGCCCGCTCCAATCCTGAGGTAGTGGCACCGCTGAACAAGCTGAAAGACAT